CGCAAACACCACAGGCGCTGAAAACGTAGCCGTTGGTGCTTACGCCCTAGACGCAAACACCACAGCAAATAGTAATGTTTCAGTAGGTGTGGAGTCATTAACAGCTAACACCACAGGAGCTACTAATGTCGCAGTAGGTACTGGTGCTTTAAAGACTAACACCACAGCAAGTAACAATACCGCAGTTGGTAATTTTGCTTTACGACAAAACACCACAGGTGCAGATAACACGGCAACAGGTAGTCAATCTCTACAGCTTAATACAACAGGTTCAAGCAATTCTGCTTTTGGAAGATATGCGTTACTTAACAATACAACCGCATATCAAAACACAGCAGTAGGTCGTTCGGCTTTGCAAGAAACTACAACAGGTGCTAATAATACAGGGTTAGGTTATAGAGCCTTATATTTAAACACCACAGGCTCTGAGAACACAGCAGTAGGACGGCTTTGTTTAGATGCTAATACTACTGGTCAAGATAATGTTGCTATAGGTAATTCAGCGTTAGGTGGTAACACAACAGCATCTAACAATACCGCAGTTGGTTCTGCCGCTTTATTAGCAAACACCACAGGTACACAAAACGTAGCAGTTGGGACATCAGCAGGAGCCGCAATAACAACTGGCGGTTATAACTCTCTTATCGGTGCATATGCAGGAGACGCAATTACAACTGGGCAGTACAACACTGCTCTTGGTAGAGAGGCTTTAAGTTCTGTAACAACAGCGGATTCTAATACAGGTATAGGAAGAAACGCGGGTGGCGCAGTAACCACAGGGCTTCAAAACACATTCGTGGGCGGTCTTGCAGGTGACGCTACTGATGACGGTGCGTATAATGTGGCTGTAGGATATGCTTCACTGTCAGCAAATTGTGGAAATGCAAATACGGCTGTTGGTATGGGTGCGTTGACAGCGGGTACAGGACTTAGTAACACTGCCGTTGGATATTATGCAATGGGAGGAGCAGTTGCTAGCGGTACTCACAACACAAGTCATGGATATGCCGCAGGTTATGCAATTACATCTGGTAGCAACAACTTATGTCTTGGTGCAGACGCAGGACGCACAGGAAGTCCCGGCGGTAATATAACAGCAGGCAGTAATGAAATATCTCTTGGTGATGAAAATATAAGTAAATGCAATGTTCAAGTCGATTGGACAGTAGCCTCAGATGCACGAGACAAGACAGACTTCACAGCCCTAGACCTTGGTTTGGACTTTGTTAAAGCACTGGCCCCCGTTACCTACAAGTGGGACAAACGCGCTAAGTACGGTGACAAGTATGCTGATGATTATGATCTTAATGATCAGACTCCTGACGGCACTCACAAGGAAGATTGGCTAGATATAGGCTTCAAGGCTCAAGACGTTGAAGTCCTTGAGATTGCCGCAGGATACAAGATAGCCGATAAGACCAATCTGACTACTAGCGTCACAGAAGATGGCAAGCAAATGGGTCTACAGTACAGCAAGTTTGTACCAATCCTAGTCAAAGCCATCCAAGAACAAAACGCCTTGATTGAGGCATTAACCGCACGAATCACAACCCTAGAAGGATAAATAACCATGACAGACCGTACAGCAGAAGAACTAGCATCAGACTTCACAGCAATGGGACACAGCATTGCATTGATTACAGATGTTATAGCAGGTAATGCTATGGCTGATGATGATGCCGCAGATAGGCAGGACTGTGTTGATCGTAATACTCAGCACCTAGAGTTGATGAAAGCTAAAGATGATTGGGGCAGTGAAGATTTTACAGACGCAGATGCCGCGATTGTTGCAGGTAACGGATACACAGCGTAATGGGACAAATTAAGCAAGCATTAAAATCAAAGACCGTACAGTTTAGTATTGCACTGGCAGTCCTGAGTATATTACAGGGTTATGTAGGCTTTTTGCCTGTTAGCCCCGCAGGACAAGCTATGGTAGGTTGCATCATCGCAAGCTGTGTAACAGTATTGCGTTTTGTCACAACAGCGCCAATATCAGCTAAGTAGCTTTATTTATATTAGTTATCCTAATATAATACTTACTCACTTAATTGAAGGAGTCTATTATGACCGACCAAACTGAAGAACCAACACTAACTATCGGCGATACTACTTACCCAGTTTCTGAGCTTAGTGATGAAGTAAAAGAAATGTTGTCGTTACATGAGCAAGCTGTACAAATGTCAGTAGCAGCAAAGCGGCAAGCTACTATTCATGATCTTGCTGTAGCTAATATTGCTTCATTGATTGAAAAGAAGGTAACAGAAACCGAAGAATGAGGTACGCATGGCGTATTTTAAGCGAGACAGGTTTAGCGGAATTGCACCTGGGGTTTCTCCCAGGTTGCTCGCTGACCAATTTGGCCAGACAGCGGAGAACGTAGACCTCGAATCGGGAAGACTTATCTCGATTAAAGAGGACTCTGATACTTATGCTTTACAAAATTCTATAAGGCGTTCTATTTACTACTACCGAGATACTAACTGGCTAGAATGGTCCGAAGACGATGTCAGTGTGGTCCCTGGGCCTATCCCGGGAGATACTACTGATCGTCTGTACTTTACAGGCGATGACTACCCCCGCGTTGGTACATATACATCACTTGTTGAGGGGTCAGTGGGTTACCCCGTTAACTCTTACCGACTAGGTGTCAAGGCGCCTACTTCCGCACCTACTACAACTAAATCAGGCACCGCTGATGACACACAGACACCATCAGATGTAAGCTATGTATATACATTTGTTAGTGCAATGGGCGAAGAAGGACCGCCGAGCCCCCCTAGTACTGTGTTTGAATTAACTGATACTGAAACTGTTGAAGTAACGATGGGCAGTACTTTATCAGGCACCTATAACTTTGGCGCTGGCGCGTTAAGACGCATCTATAGATCTAATACGGGTAGCACTAATACTACATTTCAGTATGTTGGATTTACTGACTATACGGACCAAACATTTACTGATACTGTGAATGCAGCTAATCTTGGTGAAGTATTACCAAGCGGTACATGGATTGAGCCCCCGAATGATAACGGCACTGTATACCCTGATGGGCCTTTACAGCAGCTCATACCACTGGCGCAAGGCGTTATGGCGGGCTTCACAGGCAAACGCTTTTGCCTTAGCGAGCCCTTCCTCCCTCACGCATGGCCAATTGCTTACCGTATAACGACTGAAGAAGATATTGTTGCTATCGCTAGTACAGCAAATGGCGTAGCTGCTTTAACTGATGGACAGCCTTACTTCATTACAGGCACTGATCCATCAGCAATGACCGCGATCCGTATAGATCTAGCACAAGCCTGTGTTAACAAACACAGCGTCGTAGATATGGGAGACTATGTTCTTTACGCAGGGCCAGATGGTTTATGTGCCGTGCAAAGCGCTTCGGGGTCCGTGGTCACTAATGGTTTGATTTCCGTAGAACAATGGAATAGCGACTTTAATCCTACGACTATCCGAGCATTTAAACATGAAGGAACTTATGTTGCTTTCTATTCAGGCGGCGGTTGGGTATACGATCCTCGAGGTGAAGAGAGCGCATTGACTACATTGTCTCTATCTTCAGATGTACGCGGTGGTTACACAAACCCGAAAGACGGTGAGCTATATATCATTGTTGGAAATAAAATTAAAAAATATCGTGGTGGTAGTACAAGCAAAACTGCTACTTTTAAAAGCAAAAAGTTTGTTACACCATCTCCTGTTTCTATGAGCTGGGTGTCCGTACATGCTAATGAGTACCCAGTAACCGTAAAAGTGTGGGGTGATGGTACGCTCGTTGCCCATTACACTTTAAGTAAATCAGGCTCTACATACACTCAAGCGACAACTGTGCCTAGTAGTATTAGTAATGGTACTTTACGTGAGCCTGTTATGCGTATGCCTGCCGTTGTTGCTCAGGAGTGGGAGGTCCAAGTCGAAGGTACTGATATTAACGAGTTCTGTCTTGCTCAATCGATGGAGGAGATCCGTGGAACATGAGACCAACACCCACTAAACTTCCAGGGATACCAAGACCCCCACAAGGTATATCCCCCCAACTTACAAAATATCTCGAAAGTATTGCTGAGTCTTTAGAAATACGGCTTGGTCGTAAAGGTGACCCAGTAGACAGGGCCGTTACGCTCCGTGAGTTAATTCTAAGTGGGCTCGCTAAAGACTTAAAAAGTAACCCTTTTGATCCAAATAATGTAACAGATGATAACATTGGTATTGGGACTAACCCTTTTACTAATACCTTCGTTCCTACTGCTCCGACGAACTTTACCGCTAATGGCGCTTACAGTCAGGTTAATCTCTTCTGGGATATACCCCTGTATGGTAATCATGCCAAAACAGAAATATGGTCGCACACATCAGATGTTCTTGGTGATGCAACTTTAGTTGGTGTGTCTGGCGGCGGCTCATTAATAGATCCTATAGGTGGTGGTGCGAGTCGTTATTATTGGGCGAGGCATGTATCTACTAGTGATATAAATGGCCCTTATAATTCTTCGGCGGGTACTCTTGCTACAACTGCTACTAACCCCGCGGCTATTTTAGCTGAATTAACTGGGTCTATTTCCGTAAGTCATCTAACTAATTCCTTAGCGGAATCAATTGATGGTTCAGGTTCAGCAGTTGATATTTCTAATCTAGAAGCTTTTGTAGGCTTTGTTTCAACTTATGACCCTGCTGTAGATGGCTCTCTACTTGGCCGTATGGGTGGAGTTGAAACAACAGCGGATGGTCTTGTGACGACCTATGGCTCTACAACTAGTGCGGCAGCTTCAGCAGCCTCAGCTAGTGCTGCATCATCAGCAGCAATTGCAGCAAAAGTAGCCGCTTTATCTGCACAAACTGGTGCAGAAACTGCAGAAGACAACGCTGCGCTGGCGGAAACAAGCGCAGAAACTGCTCAGTCAGCAGCCGAGACCGCGCAAACTGCTGCGTCGACATCTGCTACAGGTGCTGCAGGTAGTGCATCTTCAGCTACAAACTCTCAAACTGCTGCTGCAAACAGCGCTACCGCTGCCGGGGGCTCTGCAACTGCTGCTGCTACAAGTGAATCTAATGCATCTACATATGCAACAAATGCAGGGACTGCAAGTACTGCTAGTACTGCATCTAAAGTTGCAGCTGAATCTGCTAAGGATGACGCTGAAGACTCTGCTACTGCCGCTGCTACCAGTGAAACTAATGCAGCTACATCTGCAACAGATGCTGGAACTGCAAGTACAGCCGCAACTACAGCTAAACTAGCGGCTGAAACCGCTCGTAGTGGGGCTGAAACTGCCGAAACTAATGCGGCGTCTTCTGAAACAAACGCTAGTGGCTCACAAAGTGCCGCTTCACAATCCGCAACAAATTCTGCTAATAGTGCCACGGCTGCTGGAGTTTCTGCAGGCGCTGCGGCAACATCAGCCAGCACAGCCTCTTCCAAAGCAACGGATGCTGCACAAGAGGCGGCAAGTGCAACAGTTGCTAAAAATGCTGCTGAGACTGCAAAAGCTGCGGCTGAAACTGCGGAAACTAACTCGGCCTCAAGTGCGACGACCGCTGCTGGTTCTGCATCTAGTGCTAATACTTCTGCTACTAATGCTGCTCAAAGTGAGTCAGATGCTGGGGCATCTTCGTCAGCTGCCGCTACTTCTGCAAGTAATGCGCAGACTTATGCTGGGGCAGCAGGTACAGCCTCTGCAGCTTCAGTTGCGGCAAAACTAGTAGCGGAATCTGCTTCTGCAACTGCAGGTACTTATTCGTCTAATGCGGCTGCAAGTGCGACTGATGCAGAAGACTCTTCCATAGCAGCGGCCTCGACTGTCAATGGTTTGACCGCAAGATTAAACAATGCAGGCGGAACAGGTGTTACAGTTGAGCAGGCATATAGTGCCGCAGCTTCTGACATATCAGGGCTTGAAGCACAGTATTCTGTAAAGATAGATAACAATGGACACGTATCAGGTTTTGGTTTGGCTAGTGTAGAGGTTGACGGCGTACCAGAATCCGCGTTTGTAATACGTGCAGACAAATTTGCAATTGTTGACCCCGCATCTACAGACAACGATACAACTAATACACCTTCCGCCGACGTAATACCTTTCGGTGTTACTAATGGTGTTGTGTATATCAAGTCTGCAGCTATCGAAGATGCCTCAATTACTGCTGCGAAGATTGGCTCCATCAATGCTAATACCATTACTAGTGGCACGATTAACGCAGACTATATTTTTGGTGGGTCTATAGACGCATCGAACGTAACTATTTCAGGTGTGTCTCCTTCTTTTGACATTAGATCTGCGTCAACAGGCGCGCGAATGGAGATAAAAAGCGAGTCAATCAAGATTTACGACTCTTCGGGTATCCGCGTTAAATTAGGAAACCTTGCGTAATGGTATATGGTCTTGAGGTTTTCGCCGCGAATGGAACAAAAGTTATTGAGGCTTCGAGTCGAGTAACTCGTTCCTTTGGAGAAGGTACTACATCGAGCATTACGCACGGGAGCTATGTAGATGTGAGCGTCACTGGTATGACTTCGAGTGATGACTGGCAGGTTTTTTCGACGCCAAACAGCGCGCCTAATTCGACAGCTGCTAGATCCCATGATACCCAGAGATTTTCAGGTTATTTTAGAATCTCTAATAATATGGGTGTGACAAGCACTTTTGATTACATAGTAATTAGGAGTGGCTGATGAGTTACGGTTTTCAGGTTTATAACAGTAGTGGGCGGGCTGTAATTGATACGGTTCAGGGCCTATCTCTACTCTATGCAACAGATAGTGGGACTGCGACAGCGAATAATGATTTCCCTACAACGAGCTGGTCAGGGAGTGATTTAATTATTGCTAGACCTGCTGACTCTTCTCTTGGTGGCAGTAGTAGCACTTACCGCCCGAGACTATCGAGGAATGTAAATGGTAAGTGGGGAAAAGGATTAACAGGATTTCCTAATGCTAATAACGGGCGCGGCGGGGGCTATGTAGTCTGGCGCGAACTAAAGGCGCAGTCTACTGCTAACTTAACTCCGTCAGGTCGAGGGTTAGTTGTATACGACGGTGCAGGTACTGCAAGTTCTAACGTACTTTTTTCAGCTACTGATTTAGATGCGACAGCTGCATTAGTGGCTACTGGCAAATTTAATGGGACTGATACAGGAGCCATTAATGGCTATTACACAGAATTTACAATGGACTCGAGCCTAGATGAAGGACGTTACTACGCTCTAGTGTCGAACGCACAGTCTGTATATATCACTGGTTCTCAGGGGAACAATAGTAGATTTCATGTAAGTTATGATTTTGACTACGCGGCAGGGAAAATCAGGATGTTGAATTATTTGGGTGTAGGAAGCAGTCGTTATGGCTTCACCACGAATGTAGATTGGGCAATTTTTTATGTCATTAATGGTGGCACAGTAGACAACAACTTTTCATAGGTAGAGATATGGCACACAGATTTGCATTTATAAATTCTGAAGGACAGCTTAACGGTATATGTTCTCCTGGGAGTGATGATCAGTTTGTTAATTTGCAAATGTATGGAGATTCTCGTGCTGTAATTATCCCAGCGGAGGTTGACAGTGATGATCTAATGGTGACGGGGTGGTATGACACTGACGACGATACATGGAAAATAAGAGATAAATGCCCTTCCCTTTATCATGTTTGGGTGGACAAAGCATGGGCTTTTGACTCCGAATCTTTTTTTGAAATACTTCGCTCGGAAAGGAATGAAAAATTATATTCATCTGATTGGACACAGCTTGTTGACAGCCCTTTGCCTGATTCTGATAAAGCTTTATGGGTAACGTATCGTGCAGCCCTAAGAGATGTTCCCTCAACTAATGCCAGCGTAACATCATTAGACGATGTAG